CGTTTACTGAGCTATGGGTTAAGTTCTTACGGGTATGATATCCGACTTTCACCTAAGCAATGTTTGATTTTTGGTCGTACCCAGGCAGGTGACTGCGACCCCAAAGAGTTTGATACAGATATTCTTAAACCAGCCGAGTTGTTAGAAGATGAGAAGGGTCAGTACTTCCTTCTTCCTCCCTTTGGTTATTGTCTTGGAGTTGCAGAAGAATATCTGGATTTACCCAAAGACATAACCGTAGTTGCTGTTGGGAAAAGTACGTATGCTCGATCGGGGATTATGGCAAATATTACTCCAGCGGAAGCACGGTGGAAGGGACACTTAACTCTTGAGATCAGCAACTGTACTGCACTCTTTAATCGAATCTACGCAAACGAAGGTATCTGCCAGTTGCTATTCTTCCGTGGTAATGAATGTGAAGTTGATTATCAAATGAGAAAGGGTAAGTACCAGGACCAAAAGAAAGAAGTAGTTTTCAGTCAGGTTTAACTGAATCCTCTAAAAGTACCAGAGAAGGGTTGGGGCTTTCGTGCGTAACTGACACCACCTGCTTTACCACCAGAGTCCCCCTGGCTGGGAAGAACTACACCATCGATATTTGCTTCGTTTCTAGGTGTTCTACCACGGATCTGTGGTTCATCAATCGAAGCTCTTTGCTTGTATGCACCAGCGGTTTTAGCTGCTGCCATATACTTAGCTACTCGATCTTGTTGACTGGTATTCCGTACGTCTGTTTCATCAGCAATCTCTCGCGCTGTTTCGTCTAATCGACGAACGTCAGTGTCATACGCTTGTTCTGGATTAAGGTCTGTTACCTCAGCTCCAGAGGTACCGGACTGATTCCTGGGATCGTATGTGGGATCTAAAAATCTTGCCATGTTATTATTTTACTTGAAGGAATTCAGGCCAAGATATAACAATGATGCACGCTGCGTCATCAATGAATGATTTCTTAGATAACTTCATTACCAATAATGATGAAGTTAAAAACAGGTGCTTAAGCCTGGGTGATTTTGGTCAAGAGTTGGATAACGAAACCAACGACGTTCCTCTTCAAGATCTGTACAATAGAGGTTTAGTGCTCACCCAACAAGGTCGTGAGCGCCAAAACCTACAACTTGAAGGAGGAGAGCGATGTGGATTGACGGGGTATATTCCGAGTATGGAAGAAGGGATGAAGATGGGTGCCAATCCAAAGCCCAGGTCTTTAGTTTTGGAACTGGAGGGGATGCCGGAGGACGAGATCGAGATGTCGAAGCAGCGTCGTGGTTTACGCCGGTAAATTTGGAAGACGGGTGTAAGGACGATTTCTGTTTGATACCTCAACATAAAGTTGTAGATGTAGTGAACCACCCCCCGCACTACACTGAGGGAGGTATCGAGTGTATTGAAGCGATTGAAGCGCAGCTAACCGCAGAAGAGTATCGTGGTTACTTGAAAGGAAACTGCATAAAATATTTATGGAGGGAGCGTCACAAGGGTAGTGTTGAATCCCTCAAAAAAGCCCAGTGGTATTTAAAACGTTTGATTCAGTATTTAGAAGACTGACATCGGTTCTTCGTCTTCGTCGTCATCATCGTCGTCACCTTCGCACATCATGGCCAGTTCCATGAGTTCGAGCTGCGTTGGGCAGTCAAATTCAAGTTCAATATTTTCGTCTTGAAGAATGTCTTTCACTGCTGCCCACTCAATTAACCGCCGTTGGTACAGATTTAACAGAGCTGCGTAAAGTTGATCCCACGTCATTTCTTGTGCTTCAAGTTCTGCTTTGCGCATGGCAAATTGCAGTTGTAGAGGGAGTTCTAACTCGCGGGGACGAACAGTGTCTTCCATCTTGTTTACTTTGTCTTCAAATATTCTAATCCCACGAGTCAAATGATGGCCCCTTCCATTCATGCTCCTGGTCAAAATCAAAGGTGACTTCTAGATCGAATTGGTTTGCAAACTCGGCCAGAGTATAAGGATTGATCTTTTGTTCCAGGGTTTCAATTGATCTGATCTGATGCTCAGCCCCACCGTAATTGGAGAACGCACGCAGAAGAATACCTCCAGTTGGCGACAAAGAAGAGCGTATTTCCGATAGGAAAAGAGAAGATTCTTCCCTGCGTCGATCAAGAAGTCCACCTACTACCCGATAATAATGATCAAAGACCCAACGTGTGATTTGTTCTGCTGCACCACGCCAATCTTCAATCTCCACTGCATCGATGATGGGACTGTAAAGGAATGGTTCCCAACCAACAGAATGAATAAAAGAAATTAGTGCATTAACCATCGAGTTGTCAAGGCCCAGGTTGAGACGCATCAATTCTTCGTTAATGATCTCTACTTCGTGGTTCAGATATTCCAACGCTTTACGTTCTGTACAGCAATGCCCCTGACACACTGGGGCACCATCGGGATAATATTGTGTTCCAAACCCTAGCGTGTAAGGAGTTGTTCCAGTACACGGATCTGGGTAAGCTTTTTCGCTAAACCCCTCATATTTCTTGATTAGTTTAATTGCCCGCGAAAAATCGGACATGAGAAATAGTTCAGCTATTTCCCATAATAGTCTTAATTAAAACTAACTGTTATCCTTTACCTTGTCCACGAGACTTCTTGCGTCCGTGGGAAGGTTTAGAATGTTGCCCTTGTCCTTGTTTTGTTAACTTAGGACGAGACTCTTTTTTGATTGACGTGTTGCCTTTTACTTTTCCCATTTAAATTACCATTTTTCACGATTTGCCCACCAAGCGGCCGATAGCTTGCCTTTAGCTATATTTTTAGCATGTCGCGCTTGAAAACTTTTTCTTCGATTTGCATATGCTTCTGACTCACCTTCTTTCTTGGGGCTTCCCTGAACTCCTTGCTGACCAAAGCGAATGATTTTTTCTTTGCCTCCTTCACATGCTTTAACTACGTGTGACTTGGTGGGATGACCAGGAGTTTTCCTTGGCTTATTGCAAGCCATATCATCTTTCGCTAGCTTAGCTGCTTTCGCTGCTTTCTTACGTTTATCTGACATCAACTAAACCCTTTAAACAGCGATGTGAATTCATCTAAGAATCCTTGACCAGCTTTTGTTTTGGTCGGTAATTCTTCATCTTCATCAATTGTAAAATAACTACTTTTTTTAGTTTCTTTTTCTTCTTGCTCTTCGCCAAAAAAGCTTTCAATTGTACCAAGAGAAGCAAACGGGTCAGAAAGATCAAGCTTCGTTGTTTTTAATTCTTGATTTCTACCAGCTTTAGTGAGTGCTACCTGCTCTGAGCGATCAAGATCAGGGAAAAAACTTTCATAAAATTCATCTTCTGTCCCTTTAAAGCCAGCAGACTGGAACGTTCTGTAAAGCTCTGTTTCGTCTCCAGTTTCTCTAGGTTTATAATCTTCTTCCCGTTGAATATAGCTAGCACCTAAAATTGCTTGTGTTGGTTTTTCTCGTTTTTCATTCAAATATTTAATTTGTTCTCTGATTTCTTGAGCTGATCCGGTTCTAATGGCTTCAGTAATGTACTCTTTTAAATCACTAATAGTTCCGTTAAAATCATCAAGTCCATATTTCTTTAATACTTCGTTCCAAGTAGCTTTATCATTTGGGTCTAGTCCTTTTAACATCTCATCAGCAAATTCGTCTGGCCGTAAAAACTGACCAAAGACTGTTTTTTGCGCAGCAACTTCCTTGTTAAGAGCCGGTAAAATATTGCTATAAATGTAATCACTAACTTTTGATGCGTTTAAAATATCATCTGCTGGATCGTATCCACGTCCTTGCCCCTTAACTTGGAAATGCATTCGTGCAAAAGCATCTTTGTCGTTGATATTTACACCAAAGCGATAAGCCTGTGATACCCAATAAGAGTCTCCTTTTTTGGCTGCTTCCCAATCAGCGTTAACTGTTTGTCCTTGAGCTGCATACTCACCCTCTCTTGCTTTGTTTCCTGATGGGTTGAAATAAAAATCAACATTAAAATATCGCTCTGGTGTTTTACGAAGTTCTTCAATATATTGGTTAGCTTTTAAATCGGCAACTAATTTTACAGCATTTAAAATA